AAAAATTCCTCGTCGTCTTCTGCGTCCGCGTCTGCGTCCGGATCCGGGTCAGGGCGCTACACTGCTGCAAAAGTCAGCGCCCAGTTCGGTATTTGATTTACATTACCTTTGTTTCATTTCATTTCAGTTAGCACATAGACTCCATGGAGAAGCAGACGACGTCGTAGTGCGACTCTGCGTCGTCGAGCGCGTTCATCGCCGCCACGAGCGTCCTAAAGGATTCGCGGACCACGCGCGCCTGAATGCGCTTGGATTGTCGCAATTGCTCAAACCTGTTCAAGGAAACTTTTGCGTGGAACCCGTCGAGCAGTGCGTCTTCGCACTCCTTGAGCGTCTTTGTTTCTGCATCGTGCGCCGCCTGGGCGAGGGAGACCTTATCCTTTGCGTTCAAAACATCCATGATGGCGATCTTCTTCTCGAGCGAGTTCATTTTCATTTGGGCGGAGTTCATTCGATACATGCAGCATATCCACAGACGAACGCGTCGATCCGTTTTTCTCTGTTTGGTATAAACAATACAATGTCGCAGAACTCTATGCTCTTGACGTTTGCGGTTGCTATTTTTGTGGGCAGTGCTCTCAAGGACTTTTTCACGGCGTTCACGCGCGACATCATGATGCCGTGGGTGTCTCTCGTCTTTCCGGACTTTCAGCAGACGGTGGGCGGCGTAGTTCTGGAGTTGGGTCCCGTGAAACTCAAGGTTGGCGATGCTATCGGCGCCGGGGGAGCGCTCGTCACCGCTCTCGTCCTCGCCGCGGTCGCCTTCCCGCTCCTCAAGGAATATTCGCCCATCCAGGGCGGGCGCCGTTAGCAACACCTATCCACAAACTCCATAGTCAACCAAAGAATCGCCAAGCAGACTAGCGTAGCGACCATCGTTTCCTGGTCAATCATTTAGTTGTTATCTTGTATAACAAACAACAAGGAATGCTCCAAAACGTCTTACTGCCGTATCGATCGAGGTCGCGGGGATACGTCCACGATCCGGTCGCCAAGGTGTTTGACCGCATACTTTTAGGCGCAGGATTCTACCTTATCCCCAACTTTGTCAACGGACACCAGATCACACACGTGGTCAACTGTGCGGACGACAGCGCCTGCCCCCCGAGTCTTCGTGCATATCTCGGCAAGAACTATACCTGCCTGAACGCCATGGACGACGAAACAAACATTCTGCAGAAGCACTACTCTGCCTTTGAAGCAGCAATGGACGCGTATCTGCGCGACCCCGCGTGCAAGAATGTCTATGTGCACTGCCAGGCGGGCATGAACCGGTCCGCGACGCTCGTAATCGCCTACGTGTTCAAGCGCTTCCGCGTGGACTTTGCGTATCTCATAAACCACGTCGCGCGCCAGAGACCGTGCATCATGACGAATGCGCACTTCCAGGACTATCTCGTCAAATTTGCGTCTGACATCCTTAATAATGTGGAGCGGCGTGCAAAATAACATAGCAGACGCGGGCGCAGACCCCATCGCCGCCGCGAGCAGCGGTGCAGACGCGCTGTTGGGTCCGTCCTTTGACTACTTGGGCGCCATCCAGTCGCCCGCGAACAAAGGAGTGTCAAGCGAAGGGAATCTCGGACAGGTCTTCACCAATACCAAAGCGATCGGCGGATACGTTGGAAACCTGCTCATCGGACCCAAACTCGGAAATCAGATGTTTTCCGACACGGGCGGGACCTGCAAGACCCCCGACGGCAGAATCGTGCCGCGCTGGACGTGGATTAACAACAAACTCGGATTCGACGACGCGGCAGGAGTGCTGGGAACGAGTTTTCAGAATGCAGTGGGGGGCAGCGGCGTCGACGGCATTGTTCCGGGCATGGGCGGCGACATTGCCGCAATGAATCCGTTCAAGATCATGAACGCCCTTGTTCTCGACGGATCTCCGCCGTGCCAGTTGTTCACCTGTCCCGTGACGCTCCAGAACGGTGTCGACAAGGGCACCGAAACGCACTACCTTACTCCGTCGCTCGAACTGAGCATGAAGGGGTGCGTAGCAGCGCCGCCGGAAGCGCCGTCGGCGCCGGAACAAGAAACAGCAGTGGCGCCGCCCGGAGAAAAGTTCACACCCTACTTTATGGGCGGAGACGCATACGGTCCCAACGTCCTCACTTACAACGACCCCACTCCTGCAATCTTGCTGTGTGCTGCCGTCGCGCTGTTTGTGGGATATGTCGTTCTCGTGAAAAAGCGCAGGTGAGATTACATTAGATTTACGAGATGTAGCACAAGTCGAACAACGGATAGATGTCAACGGACGTCTTCAAGGTGAAGAAGACTCGGGATGCTCCCTCGTCGCACAAGAGCAAGGGCGGGACTCTCGACTCGATTCACGAGCAATACATTACCGAACTCAACAAAAAGACCTCTCTAGAAAACATTCAGCGTCTCGAGGCGAAAGTTGCCGAACTGCGTAAACAAATAGACGAACCGTTCGACGTATACAACTTTGAAGAGTCTATCCGCAGAAGGCGCATGCAGGACGATATGGCGAAACTCGACGAAGAACTCGAGACGGCAAAGTCGGGCGCGGATATTCACAACTACTACCTCAGCAGCGGCGACATCATGCTCGAATACTACTGCAGGTCTGGGACGTCTAGCGCGTGTAAAACATTGAGTCCGACAATACTGCAGCAGAGCGGCAAAATAACGGCGTCGTCGAGGGGAACCACCTTTGATAAACTCTTTTCGGTTGCCGAAGCGACCCTCGGATCTTCGCGCAAAAAGATGTTTGACGAATACATGCAGCGCCGCGGTCTCTCTGACGGAACGACCGACACGCCCGACTACAGTTTGTCCGAACACTGTGCGGACTGCAACGTTGCCCGCGAAGAAATCACCTCCGAGGGAATCCTAGTATGCCCCAAGTGCGGCAGCGAAGAGTATGCACTCGTCGTCTCTGACTTTCCGAGTTTCCGCGACCCCCCGAAAGAGCGTAATAACTACGCATACAAGAAGCAGAACCACCTCAACGAAATCCTGAACCAATTTCAGGCGAAGGAGAGCACGGAAATCCCCGAAGACGTCATGAGCGAAGTCATTTGCGAAATACGCAAGCGCCGCATCGAAAACATTGCCCTGCTCACCGAGCAAAACATTCGTGAAATATTGAAAAAACTGAACCGGAATCGATACTACGAGCACGCAGCACACATTCTGAGTCGTTTGAACGGCAACCCGCCGCCCACCATTACGCCAGAGATCGAAGACAAGATCCGCGCCATGTTTCAGGAAGTCCAGGCGCCCTACTTGCTCTACTGCCCTGACGAGCGCCGCAATTTCCTGTCGTATTCCTACATTATCTACAAGTTTCTGGAACTCTTGGAATTGGACGAATACAAGGTGCACTTCCAACTCTTAAAAAGTCGTGACAGACTCATACAGCACGACACCATCTGGAAAAAGATCTGCGACTACCTGCAGTGGGAATTCATTCAGAGCGTGTGAAGAACTTCAATATGAGATTCGGGCGAATACCACCCGTTCTTGCCGTTATGAATGTCTAAAATTGACTTGAATGCGTATTCGTATCTTCGCGCCACATTTAGACTATCGTAAAGTCGAACTGCGCGTTCGCGAATATATGTGCGATCAAACTTTCCGTCAATTGCCATTTGAACACCTACACAGAAATCTTGAAGAGTGTGACACAGCATCCCAGTCTTGAAGGGTTCTACCGTTTCTGTTTGCGCGCCGTATTCTACCGTAATTGCCGGGGTTCCGCACATTTGCGCCTCGACCACCACTCCGCAAAAGGGTTCGACAAACGCCGTGGGCGCCAAAATCGCCTGCAGACTTCCGAGGTATTTTCCCCGCTCCTCACCGTGGATCGGCGGTTTATAGTGTATGTTTGGCGATGTCAAGTATTTGGAAGGGTCACCCTGCCCACATAGAATAAATCGCACGGTTGGCATTCGTTTGGCGATTTCGACGATCACATTGCACCCCTTACCATCATAAATCCGACCGAGAAACCCCACGGTATCCACATGCGGCGTCAAACTCAGCGACCATTCGCGCGAATCAAAATAATTTGGACAGACGAACCAGTAATTCTGTCCCCACTTTTTCTCATCGGACAGTTTGTGGTGCATCCACGCATAACTCTCAAAGATCCGGTATCCGCGGTATGAATCGGGGTATCCAATACCGCTTTCCACGACAACGAGGTTCGGTATCTTGTCGAGCGCGCGATCGTGCGTCCTTCCGAAGGGTATGCACACAATGTCCGTTTTCGAACTGCGGTAATTCTCAAGAAGCGCAGGATACAGTCTGTTTGAAAATTCCTCGTAGAGCGGTGTAGACCAGTTCGCAAGGTCTCCGATAAATTGAGTAGGATCCGACAGTTTCTTTTCGGCGTCTTCCCGCTTGACTTCGGGTTTCAACTTTACATACGAATCCACCCGAAGTTTTTGCCACTCTTCTGTCGTCAAAAGTTGAACGTCCTTGTCTGCGCCCGACTCGCTGCCCTCCACGCCGTAGTGATACACTTCGAACCCACGGGACCGCATCATTGGGGAGAATCGCAATACTTTACCCGTAAACGCGCAATGACTGAAATCATTGTGGGTAATTGTGTGCGGGATCCCCAAAATATGCAGGCGAATCCCAGACATCCTATTGTTTTGTTTTGACTTGATGTTGATGTGTAAATGGACGACGAAAACGGATATACAGAGTCGCCGGATATAGGATGTATACACGAAGAAGAAGAATGAAACCCCGATTCAGCGCCTCTGAAGTTGCCGGCATATTGGGTCGCAACCCCTACAAGTCCAAGAATGAAGTGCTCCTGAAGGTTCTCGGTCAGTATCCGCACTTCAAACCGATTATTGAGTCGGTCAAGTCGTCGTTGGGCGGCAAGACGGAGCGCGAGATTGTTGCCGAAGCGCCCCCCGAAATTCAGCGTGTTCTCGCGGCGTGCGTTGCCGAGTCTACGGCAGCAAGGACCGATGCCGAGTTTGAGGGCGTCGTCAAGCGCTTCAAAGAGCAAAATGCAAAGGTTCTGCTGACGAACGCACTCAACGGGTCGAATGTGATTCGAGATCTTGACATTGATTCGGTAAAGGCGGCAAGGGTCCGGATCCAGACCGGGCAAACGACCGTGGAGCGGGAGGTGGAGGTTCTGGGAACAATACTGGCGGGGGTGATTGATGCGTCGAAGGAGCAGGAGGTTTTGGCATCGGAGATACAGAAGCGGCGCGGGACCAAACTCGAAAAGGTCGCGGAGGATGCATTTGTTGTAGAGAGCGGCAAAGAGATTACGGAGCGAAATACCTTCACACAAATAGAGTGCCCCGAGTACCGCCTCATCGGATACATTGACGGTTTCCAGGACGGTAAAGTGGTGGAGACCAAGAACCGGAAGCGCTACTGGTCCGTGCCTCCCGCCTACGATTTCGTGCAACTACGGTGCTACATGCGCATGAAGGGCAAGGTGGACGGCGTGCTCCTGGAGAACTTTCCGGCGAAAGCGCCGCGGACGACGCACATTCCGTGGGAGGACGGCGAGTGGGAGTCGATTCACGCGGGTCTGTGCGATGTGTCGGCGTTGATTGCGCGCATGACGGACGCGGACGTTGCGAGAGTCGCGCAGGCGGTTTACGCTTAAATTATATAAACTATTAGTTTGTATTATAAAATGAGCAGTGTTAACAAATTAAAAATATTTGTTATACATTATAAAAAATTAGTTGATAGGAAAACCCATATTATTAAACAATTTGAAATGCGAAATATAAGAGATTATGAATTCGTTGAAATAGATAGAGATGAACTATATAACGAAAATATAGAGATGTTTGAAGAAAATTTTAATAAATCACAAATAGCAATCGCATTAAGTCATTTTTATGCATATACACAAATTAGTAAAAAATACGACAATGGATTAATTTTTGAAGATGATGCAATATTGTCTGATAATTTCAATGAAATGTTAGATAAATACATAAATCAATTACCAGAAGATTATGACATGTTGTTTATCGGAGACGGATGCAATCTTCATATTGAAAAAGATAAACTAATCGATAATACATATATTTACAAAAAATGTTTATATCCGACAACGTGGGGAGGGGACGGTGCCGGAAGATGTACCGATAGTTATTTAGTTAACAAAAAATGTGCTATAAATATGTGTAAATATATTGAACATTTAAACTATAAAATAAATTTGCCGGTTGATTGGTGGTTAAACGTAGCAGCAAGAGATAACAATTTTAAAGTATATTGGGCGGAACCAACTATCGTTACACAGGGAACACAATGTGGGGTGTTTACAACGTCCCATTAATTCTATGAAAACGGATCAGGTGATTCCTCCAATGTATTTTTGCATAGGACGACGAGGATGGCAGCAGAACAAGAGATTGGAGCAGGACTTTCGTGGGCGGTGAACCAAGAACCGACGATGGAGAACGTGCGCGACATGAAGAAGATACATCCCGAGGAATTTGCAGATTACGAGACATTCGACTACAAGAAACCGGTGGCGGCGTTCACGATCCGCATGCCGCATGCGATCCTTCAACCGAACTCAATCATCGAGCGCGAGTTTCCGGGAGGAAACCTCGCCAGTCTCCTGTGGTTCATCTACCACGTCTACCAGGAACCGCTGACCGTCGAGGAACTGGAGGCGATCTACTCTGCGGAAACAAACATTGTGTATCGCGACGTATACACCCAGTTCATCCAGCGCGCCAAGTGGGGCGAGAACGTCAAGCGCATGGAACTGGATTTCAACATGGGGAGCACGCTCGCGTTCGACTGCGTGTACAGGGGATACTTGATGCTCAACTTCTAAAACTCTCCAAAACGGATCGGTGTTGTTCTAATGTTTTTCACTGTGGCGACAGACAGACAGAAAGAACATACACGACAAGAAAGAAAGAAAGCAATCAGGATGTCGGCACTTCTCCACACATACAATGACGGATCAAGACTCATGCGCAGCACAGTGTACGAACTCTTGGAGTTTGGGATTTGGCGAGGGCAGCGGATCTTTGACGCTGAACACGCCAAGCGCCTCAAGGACAGTATCGAACGATTAGAGAACCTTGATTGCGACTATCACGTGATTGTGAAGCGAGAAGTCCACGCGGACGGCAGGGTTATCGAAATCCCCGAAGTTGTGGGCGGGCAGCACCGCCTGAGCATTCTGCGAGAGGCGAAGGCGTCTGGGTTCTTCCCCGACTTTCCGGTAACCTATACGCTCAAGTATGTTGACAGCGAGGCGGAGGCAGAGGCGTACTTTAATAAGATCAGCAGTTCCAAACCCATGCACTTTGACGAGGATCCTGGTCTGATGGTGGGGCGGTTTATTGTGGCGCTCGAGAAGGAGTTCACCCCTGCGACGAAGAAAGAGATATGCATCAAGCAGTGTAAGACGACGCGCCCATTCCTCTATATCGAGGCGGTACGCGAGGTTATGAAGGACCGTTATATCGACAGTCTGCGCCGGACAAAACCCGTCGATTTCGCCAAGCGCGTCTGGGAGTGGAATCGCAAGAAGGTCGTCGAGTTTGGGATCATCCGTTCGTCTGGCAAGGGGGACGCCATGATGGACAAGTGCATCACGCGCAACTTTGCACTCGCGCACGACGACAAGTTGCCCTGGATCGCCGCGTGCCTCTAAACTAACCAAAACGGATTGAGAGGGTCAATAATGTATTCACTGTGGCGACAGAACAGAAAGAAAGAACATACACGACAAAGCAAGGACAGAATGGAGCATATTAAGAGTTTCGTAACATACGATTGTGCAGATCTTCATGAGATTGGGGTCAAACACGAAACCCGCCCTGAAAACTGGAAAGAGTTACGGTTACTACATAAAGATACTCCGGTAGCACAAGTTGTCGAGACGGCGTCTCGAATACCTCTGGATAGGCGCCCGAACGTGCTGGTTAAACCATCTCCCGGTTCGATGTGGCACTTGAAACGTTGCCCACTGGACGAGATCCAAGGCAAAATAGAAAAAGCGCGATCATATAGAAAAAATTTGAGTCGATCAGTAATGTATGTGCTTACATGGCGCGAGTAGTTAAAAACGGATTCCGTTAATGTAGTAATGTCTTTTTGCATGACAAGATGGCGAGCGAGATAGCAAAGAAACTTCACGAGATATTTCTTAGGTCGCCCACGAATTTGTGGGATGCGTTCGAAGAAGAGTGCAGGAAGTTTTACGATGCCCCTGCACACAGTTTCGTCGAGATGCGCACGCGCGACAACAAAAAGATCCGCGGAGATATGTTTGAGGACTTTTGCGTCGAATACTTGCGGCACATTCAGGGTTATGAGGAGGTGTGGTTGCTCGAGGACGTCCCCGAGGAAATTCTCACAAAACTCGGGATGCAGCGGCGCGATGTGGGCATTGATTTGGTTGCGCGCCATAAGGGCAAGTATATTGCGGTTCAGTGCAAATACAAGAAGCAGGAAACCGCAAAACTCAAGATTGTGACGTGGAAGGCGCTGTCGACCTTCTACGCACTCTGTATGCGCACGGGACCGTGGGAGAAGTTCGTGGTGATGACGAACTGCGCATACGTGCGCCACATGGGCAAAAAGACCCCAAAAGATCTGTCGATATGCCTCCGCAAACTGCAGAGCGTGTCGAAAGAGGACTGGTTGAAAATGTGCGGAGTGACGGGGCATGTTCTCGCTGCTTGCGGAGGTGGAGGCGCTGGAGCGACTTCCGCAGTCCTGAGCGAAGAAGAGGTTCGACTTGCGCGCTTGAAATTCCTCGGTAAGGTATAAGCAGAAGGATGCCTGATTGGTGGAACAAGGACAGTAACCGCCGAGAGGAACGCCAAATCGAAAGGGAAGAAGACCGCGAAGAACAGCGGGCAAAAGAAGAAGAGCGGTGGAAGAAACAAATGCAGCGCGACAGCAAGGACAGCGGCGGCAGAGACGACAAGAAGAAGAAGAAGGGTGGAAACATTCCGGGTGTCCCCACGCCCATTGAACCGCCCGCGCAGCAGCAAAGCGAGGTGAGCGCGTCGGTGAAGACCTCGTCGCTACTCCCCGCACTTCCCGATTTTAATAAACTCATCAGTTCCATCCAGTCGGGGTCAAATCCTACCATGACCTTCTGGGCGGTCCTCGTTTTGGGGTGGGTCCTTTTTGGCATTGCGGGGTTCGTCATGTCTCTGTGGTGCATCGGGTTCACGGGCAACTTTGGCGAAAAGTTCATCGGTGTCATTATCGCAATGATTCTCGGTCCGTGGTACTGGTTGTATTTCTACTCAGTGCCGACGTACTGTGCGCGCCTTCCGCCCCCGTCGCTGTTTTAGTTTCTTAGTCCCGCTGCGCTTGCCTTTTCCACGGCGGTGGCGGCGACGACGACCGGCAGTCATCGGAGGCGGAGGAGCAGGTTCGCCCGTAACCGCGCGTCTAACACTACCTGCTGCACCTGTAACTACATTAGTAACTGCACCTACGGCGCTACCGAGTGCTCCTAAAATACCGCCGCTTTCTTGAGGAGGAGGAGGACTGTAAGATTGCATTTGTAATCTAACGAGTTTTATTCTTGCGGGTGCCTTTGAGACGGTAACAGTTCTTGTAGGGTCGGCACGACGCTTTCTGCGTGAACCCCATCTTTGCACACCTCGTCCTTTTGCAGTAGGATCTACTGAAACGACGCGGGAAATTGTACGGCATACTTACTCTAAAACGGATACACTTTTTGCAGTGCAGTCTAAAGCATATACAGAAGAAGAAGAATGCTGAAGATTCCCCACGACATTCCTGACGTCACGACCGGATACACGTTTCCACTCGACCCTTTCCAGAAGCAGGCGATTTACGCGATCCAGCGCGACGAGAACGTTTTAGTCACCGCAAAGACCGGCAGCGGCAAGACGCTCGTCGGCGAATACCAGATCGAGCATTCTTTGGCGAAAGGCAAGCGCGCATTCTACACGACGCCCATCAAGTCTTTGACGAACCAGAAGTTCAGCGACTTGAAGGCGATTTACGGAGCGCGCGTGGGCGTCATGACGGGCGACATCAAGTTCTGCCCCCACGCCGATGTCGTCGTGATGACCACCGAGATTCTGCGCAACTTGCTGTTCAAGCAGGGCGCGTCGACTGAAGCGCTAGGCGTCACTGCGGCGCTTTCGATGGACGGCGTGGATTCCGTGGTCTTCGACGAGGTGCACTACATCAACGACCCGGACCGGGGCAAGGTGTGGGAAGAGTGCATCATGCTCCTGCCGCCCTCCGTAAATTTGGTAATGCTCTCGGCAACCATCGACAGTCCGGAGACGTTTGCGCAGTGGGTGGGCGACCTCAAGAAGCGCCCCGTCCATTTGATCTCCACCGAGCACCGCGTGGTTCCGCTGAAGCACTGCCTTCCCGTGGCGGACGGGGAGCACGAAGTTCTCATGGACGCGCGCAACCGCTTTCATCGCGAAACCTATATTGCCTACCTCCGCAAGTTGAAGCGCGACGACGACGAGCAGCGCAAACTCGCCGAGGCGGTCCGCAGTCGCGAGGACGGTGACGCCCCTATCGAAAAGACTGTGCGCATCCAGAGTTTCATGCACCGCATGAACCGACTCACGGAATCCCTCAGTCTGAACTCCCTGCTCCCCGCACTCTTCTTCGTCTTCTCGCGCAAGCAGTGCGAGCACTACGCCGGCAGCGTCCAGCAGTCTCTTCTTTCGGAGCGCGAATCTGCAGATGTCGGCAACATCGTGCGCTTTCACCTGAGTCGGCACAAGGAACTCGAAAAGGTCGGGCAATACCACGCGATCCTGGGTTTGCTCAAGAAGGGCGTGGCGTTCCACCACAGCGGTCTGCTGCCCCTACTGAAAGAGATTGTCGAAGTCCTGTTCTCCCGCGGTCTCGTCAAAGTTCTGTTTGCGACAGAAACCTTTGCTGTCGGGATCAACATGCCCACGAAAACCGTCGTGTTCACATCCTATAGCAAGGTGGACGGCACGGGGTCGTGCCGGATGCTGCGTCCGCACGAATACATTCAGATGGCGGGGCGCGCGGGGCGGCGCGGCAAGGATACCGAGGGTCTGGTGCTATACTTGCCCGCCCACCGTCCCGAGAGCGTCGAGGACGTGCAGGCGATGATGCTCGGGCGCGCACAGTCCCTCGAATCCAAGATGGACTTTCACTACGACTTTGTCATAAAGTGCCTCCAGTCGGGCGGCAAGGTGGGGACGGACGATATGGCGCGCCAGTCGTTCTGGTATTCCTCGCGCCTCGCCGAAATCGAGATGCTGGAAAACCAGAACCGCGAACTTGAAAATATGTCCCTCTGCCTCGACTCTGCCGAGTTTCATGTTCGCGAAAGTGTCGAGGAAAATCTGCGGTTCAGCGCGCCGTCGGATCGCAAGGACTGGCAGCGCAAGTTGGATACCTGGAAGAACACGCACTTTGGTCCACGCTGGGAGAACGGGTGGAAGCACTACAAGCAGTGCAAGGTCACGCAGGGCAAGATCGCCTACAACTCTGCCCTCATCGAGAAACTCCGCCACGTCGAGTTGCCCTTCATACAGAACCTCTGCGCCATGAAGTTTATTGAGGACGGCGGGAAACTCTCAAATACGGGCGTGATGGCATCCGAGGTCAACGAGGGTCATCCTCTGCTGATGTCGGTCGGATACAGCGTCAAACTGTGCGAGGGTCTGGGCGCGCCCGAGATATGCGCGCTTCTGGCGTGCTTCGTCGACCCCGACCCGCACGACTACTCGCCCGAGGTGCCGCGCGAAGTTGGGTTTCCGTACCAGCGCCTGCTCGCCATCCGCGACCACCTTCGTTCGCAGGAAGTCGCAAAGAGTCCGGAGGACTACTGGGAGGTGAGTCCGTTCTGGATGGCGCCGATGTACGAGTGGGCGAAAGGCGACGAGAAATCTCTGAATCAACTGTGTGCCGAATACCAACTCTACGAGGGCAATTTCGTGAAGGCGATTCTGAAGGTGCAATCCATTCTGCAGGAGTGGACGACGCTGGCGACCTACACGCAGGATCTCGAGATGCTGGAAGTTCTGCGCGATTTCACTCTCGTGCGCGACGTGGTCGTCCCCGCCAGTCTCTACCTGACGATGTAATTTATAGAGTCTATATAATGTTTCAAGGACTCCGCCCCCCGATTCATGGTCCGTCTGCCCCTTTCCCTAACGATCCACCCATTCCATCAGGCGCAGTCGAGCATAAAATCCCTACAGTAGTTGATGGCGTTGAATATATGATGTACCGCAATTATATCTTTCCAGTGTATATGCCCGGCGGAATGGCAGAAGGGGAGAGATTTTTACATGGAAGTAATCGCGGGTTCAGAGCAGTTGCAACAGTTGAACCGGGTAACGTTATACGCGCTGATCAAGGTGCTTTAGTTACGCATTACAGTGGCGAAAATAACACGTTTTATAACATCTTGAACTTTTTAAACAAGGAAGGAATTGAGGCGTATATTACAGCAGCAGAAGCGGGAGATTTAACCAAAAAACGAACAATCGGTGCACTTAGTCAAGAAGAAAAAAACGAAATGGGAAAAAGAGTCGTCGGCGCCGATAGCATCAATGAACGTGCACGTCTAGCAAGACTATGGGACATGGCAGGTCATGGAGGAAAGCGCCGTCATCGCCGGAACGCCAAAAAGACCGGCAAAAAACACATGCGCCGGCGAGGGACTCGGAAACATTAATTTAAAAGCAGCAGACTATAGTTCTCAATGGGTGGCGAAGCAGCAGCGTGTCTGCCGTATCCGTATTATCATTTTTTGTGGGGCGCGTCGTGGATGTCATTTGTCTCCGCAGTCTACGGATACGCAACCGGGAAACCGCCGGACGTATACACTGCTCCCGGAGCAATATTCTTTACGTCTATCCTCTACTGGTTCTATCCCGTGCACTATTCATGGCAGTATTATCTTGACATAAGCACCGTCCATATTATGGCACTATACTCTTTGTTTCGCGCGTATAATGCCGAATTCATGTATGCGTATTATGCATTCTTCTGTGCAGGCGTTGGATTTTTTCCCCTAGGTCTGTATTACTACAACCGAGGGATGTATGTCGAGAGCACGTTCGCCCACATGATGCTGCACCTTGTTGCAAATATAGGGAATATAGTTGTATTTTCGGGAAAATACGAAGACATATGTTCACCCAAGAGTTTTATGCCGTCCATGATCTGCAAACAATTTAAAAACAGCAGTCTATAGCGGTTAATGAGCGGCGAAACCTGCCTGCCTTTTTCACACTACCGATACTTATGGTTGTCCTCGTGGACGGCGTTTGCGTCTGCGCTCTACGGCAGCGCAATGGGGCACCCCTACGACGTGATCGCGACACCCGCAAACATTTTTTTGACCTCGATGCTCTACTGGCACTACCCCGTTCACAATACGTGGAGGTATTACCTGGACGTCTTTACAACGCACGCCATGATTCTGTATGCCGTCTACCGCGCGTATAATGCCGAGTATATGTGGTATACATACGCCGTCTGGGCGGGCGTCCCGCTGTTCAATGCACTCGGGGGATACTATTACAAAAATGGACAGTATGATGCATCGGTATTCTTTCATGCACTTTTACATATTTGTGGGAACGTGGGGTGTTTCGTGCTATTTTCGGGACACGTGAAACCTCTACTGGGCGATATCGCACTCGAAGG